GAGTAACTGGGGCCACTGGCCCAACTGGAGTTACTGGTGTCACAGGAGATACTGGACCTACAGGTCCTACAGGAGTAACTGGAGTTACAGGAGATGTAGGTGTTACTGGTGTTACTGGTGATACTGGTCCTACAGGCATAGGCACAACAGGTGCCACAGGCCCTACAGGACCCACAGGTGTTACAGGTGTTGCTGGTTATAGCGTCCTTAGTGGTGTAGTAGATCCAACAACAGAAGGTGTTAATGGCGACTTTTATATAAATACTGTAACCAATCAAATTTTTGGTCCAAAGGCTGCTGGATCGTGGCCTTCTGGAGTTAATCTTATTGGTCCTACGGGACCAACAGGTTCTACAGGACCTACTGGAGTAACTGGAAATGCAGGTGTCACTGGTGTTACAGGTGTTACTGGTGATACAGGTCCTACAGGACCAACTGGTGTAACAGGAGCAGGTGTAACTGGGGCCACAGGCCCAACAGGAGTAACAGGAGATACTGGTCCTACAGGCCCAACAGGTGCAGGCACCACAGGTGCCACAGGACCTACAGGTGCTACAGGACCTGTTGCATCATTAACACTTAATGCTCAAACAGCAACTTATACAGCAGTTATTACAGACGCAGATCAAAAACTTGTTACTATGTCAAATGCATCTGCTAACAATTTTCAAATACCAACTAATGCAAGCGTTGCTTTTGCAGTAGGAACAATTATAAATGTTCAGCAAATTGGAGCGGGACAAACAACTATAGTAGCAGTAACCCCAGGAACAACAACAATAACTTCAACTGGTGCAACTTCTGCTTCTCCTAAGTGTCGTGCACAGTTCTCAGCAGCATCTTGTATTAAGACTGCAACAGATGCTTGGACTGTCGTTGGAGATATTTCCTAGTGTATATAACTGGAATATGGGCTTCAAGTAGAAGGGTGACAGCCGCTCCTGTTGCTACACGATATATTTCCTTTTCATCTACCGTTTCGCCTTTTACTGTTACAATGCCTTTTACTGTAGGTTCTGGCTATGGAAGTAGATTTGCTAATCCTTCACCATTGGCTGCTGGTTCTGGTCGTGCAGTAGCATTTAATCCAACGGCAACTACTATTGCACTTGCTCACTCAGTTACACCATTTAATACTGCTTGGGCTTTTTCTGCTTCAGGATATGGAACAAAATATGCTGATCCTGCTATTTTAGTTGGTGCTGATGGAAAAGCCGTAACTTTTAATCCTGCAGGAACTGCAGTTGCTCAAGGATCTGACACTGTAGGCTCTAGTGGCACAACTCTTATTGCCTACCCTTGGTCTGATGCAGGAGGTTTTGGTACAAGATATTCTGTGCCTGGAACAGTTGTTTCAATTGCCATTAACAGTGTGAATTGGAATGCCGCAGGAAATACTATTGCATTCAGTGGAACAACCTCACCAGGCGTTGGTGCATATGCATGGTCTGATGCAACAGGTTTTGGTACAAAATATGCAGATCCAATAGCACCGCCAGATGTTCCAGCCTATGGAGTGAATTGGAATCCAGCAGGAACTGTTGTAGGACTTGGAAGTACACTTAGTCCATTTGTTTATGCATATGATTGGTCAGCGGGATTTGGAACAAAATATGCTAATCCTTCACCATTGCCTGCTGGTGCTGGTCGTGGAATATCTTTTACTTCATCAGGTAACGCTATTGGAATTGGAGGTACTGTCAGTCCTACGATTGAGGCTTACGCATGGTCTTCTGGTTTTGGAACTAAATATGGAAACCCTGCATCTCTGCCACCCACAATAAGTGCTTATGTTGCAACAAATGCTGATGGTCAACTAATAGGAGTTTGTGGTGGTGGTTCCCCACGCCAAGCAATTTACCCTTGGTCTGATGCAACAGGTTTTGGTACAAGGTATTCCAATCCCGCTCTCTTACTATCTGCGGGACAAAATAAAATTGTATTTATTTAACAACTAACAAAGGAGCAATACAATGACAACAGAACCACAGTTAACACCTAAGCAAGTTCGCCAGATGGAAGTAGATTCCTACAAGGCAAACATTGCAATTTATACAGCACTACTAGCAACGCTAGATGGCAACTGGGATGCAGACTTAATTCACCTCAAAGATATTGAGGGACAAGAAGGTGCTCGTCAATGTCCAATGGATAGACTAGCCCGTTTTGCAGTTCTACAACAGTTTGAACAAGTAAGTAAATTACTTAAGACTGAAACAGTAGAATGTGCTAAGTCTGAGTCAATTCTTAACATTATGTAATAACAAGTTTAAATTATTTTTATGAAGGAAGGGTTGTAAATGTCTCCATCAGTCTATAAGCAAATTATAGTTCAATCCCCTGGTCCACAGGGAGCCGTTGGTCCGTCAGGTCCATCTGGCCCTGCAGGGGTAACTGGTGTAACTGGTGTAACAGGAGCAACTGGTCCTGCTTCACAAGCAGTAGGTGTAACAGGAGCAACAGGACCTACAGGCCCTACTGGAGTAACAGGTGCAACAGGTATTCAAGGCTTAACTGGTCCTACAGGGGCTGGTGTAACGGGAGTTACGGGTCCAACGGGCCCAGCGGGGGCTACTGGCCCCACAGGTGTTCAAGGATTAACTGGTCCTACAGGTGTTACTGGAGCAGCAAGTACGGTTCCAGGTCCTACGGGACCAACAGGTACTACTGGTGTTACTGGATCAGTAGGTGTAACGGGTGATGTAGGGCCAACTGGAGTAACGGGACCAGTAGGAACTACAGGTGTTACAGGGCCTATAGGTGCAACAGGAGCAACAGGTCCGACAGGAACCACAGGTCCAATTGGAGCCACAGGTGCGACGGGACCAACAGGAGTAACTGGAAGTCCAGGAGCAGATGGAGACTCATACGCAACAACATCTTTGAGTTCAGTAGCCATTGGCTCTGGTTCAAAAACCTTTATTCTAGTAGATACAGATGTTGACTATTCAATTGGTCAAACAGTTGTAGTTGCATTTGACATAAGCAATTTGATGATTGGTGATGTAAGTTCATACACATCTGGTACAGGAACATTAATTTTTACAGTAACCTCATTTACAGGTACTGGAACATATTCATCTTGGTCAGTTAATCTTGCAGGTGCCGTTGGCGTTGCAGGTGCTACAGGACCAACAGGAGTCACAGGACCCGTTGGAGTAACAGGAGATACAGGACCTACAGGCGTTACTGGTCCAGTTGGAGCAACAGGAGTTACTGGTCCTATTGGAGTTACAGGCGATTTAGGCCCCACAGGAGTTACAGGTCCAGTTGGAGTTACAGGAGATGTAGGACCGACAGGTGTTACAGGACCTACAGGCGCAGGCACAACTGGTGTTACTGGAGTTACAGGGGCCACAGGCCCAACAGGTGTTACAGGACCAGCAACGGTTACTGAAAATAGTCAAGTAGGAGCCTATAGCGCAGTTGCTGCTGATAATGGAAAATACATTAACATCACAACTGGCGGGGTAACAATAAATACATCAACTGCCATGACTAGTGGACAAAACTTTGTTATATACAATGCTTCTGGATCACCACAAACAATTACTGCAACTGGTATTACATTAAGACTTGCTGGAACATCAAGTACTGGAAACAGAACACTTCCACAAAGAGGTTTAGCAACAATACTATGTGTTGCATCAAATGATTATGTAATCTCTGGACCAGGAATTAGTTAAAATGACTTATGGTGCAATGGCTTTATCAATTAACATGAAAAGACCGCAATATCTTGCAGTTGCTTCTCAAGGAACAGCATATGTTGCTGTTTGGGATTGGGATGATTCAACTGGTTTTGGTAGTAAATACTCTAATCCTGGAACATTACCAACTGGTGTTGGAAGAGGAATAGTGTTTTCTCCATCAGGAGGTAATATCTGTGTTAATCATGAAACATCACCTTTTATTAGTGCTTATCCTTGGTCATCTTCTGGTTTTGGTAGTAAATATGCAAATCCAGGAACATTGCCTTTTGGTTTTGGAAGAGGAGTAAATTGGAGTAATTCTGGAGCAGATATAGCCCAGGTCAGTGATGCTTCTTTATATATTACTACTTATCCTTGGTCATCTTCTGGTTTTGGTACTAAATATTCTAATCCAGCAACTCCCGTACCAAATCAAGCAAGAGGAGTTTCTTTTAAGCCAGGAGATGACGCAATTGGTGTTGCTCATGTTGCATCTCCTCGTCTTTCTGTTTATGCTTGGACTCCTGGAACAGGATTTGGTGCTAAGTATGCTGATCCAGCAACACTTCCTACAGATAACGGGTTTAGTACATATTGGACTTCTCAAGGAACTGATATTGGTATCGCTAACTCTGGAGCAATGCCTGTCACCGTATATCCTTGGTCTTCAGGGTTTGGAACTAAATATGCCAATCCAACAGGAACAACTCCTGGTGTAACTGGTCAAGGTATTCGTTTTACTCCAAAAGGAACTGATATTGGGTTTTGCACCTATGACCCACCTAACCTTAATTATTATCCTTGGGTTACTGGCACAGGGTTTGGAACTAGATATGCCGCACCAGCAACTTTACCTGCAACACAGGCTCTTGCTATGAGTTTTTCAGTAACTGGCTTGGCCACTGCCGTTACTTCATTTTTGACTGGTCCATATATTAGTGCCTATCCTTGGAATTCAGGAACTGGTTTTGGTACAAAGTATTCTGACCCAGCAGTCGCACCTTCAGGTCAGGCTAATGGTATAGCCTTTATTTAAAGGAAAAGAAATATGAAACAATTAATGATATACTTAGGAGAAAAGGATACAAGATGAGTCTTTCTAAAAGATTAAAGGCCTCTGAAGAAGCCAGAGACATGAATAGTCAATACATACTTCCATTGATTCCACCTCGCCCTTTATTTGGTGTAGCCAATACAGGAACATATGTTGATACAGAATCTGCTATTCGTACATCTACCGTTTATTCCTGCGTAAGACTACTTGGAGATACTATTTCTTCATTACCAATGGGTGCATATGTACGCAGAGGTCGCAATCGTCTTTCATATACAGCAGTTTATGGAGAGAGTCCAGCATGGGTAAATAAGCCAAACCCAGAATCAACAAGACTAGAATTTATTGAACAAGTAATTACTTCTATGCATCTTCATGGAAATGCATTTATTTTGACGGTACGGGATGATAACAATGAAGTAGTAGAACTATATGTACTAAACCCAAATGAAGTAAGAATTGAAAGACCTATTCCAGGTGAGCCACTTGTCTATAGAATTAAAGATATAGAGAATGGCATTTATGACAAGATTTTAACAAGTAATGAAATTCTTCACATTCCACTATTTAGAATGCCAGGATCACACTATGGTTTAAGCCCAATTGGTGCTTGCCGTATGTCTGTTGGTATTGCACAGGCTTCTGATACATATGCTGCATCATATTTTGGTAATGCTGCTAATCCTGGTGGAGTTATTGAAGTTGCAGGAGAATTAAACGCAGAACAAGCAGGAGATATTGCTCGTAACTGGCAAGAATCACACTCTGGACCATACATGTCTGGTAAAATTGGTATTCTTTCTGGTGGTGCAGCATTTAAACCACTATCACTAAACGCTGCTGACGCACAATTAATTGAAGTTAGACGATTCAATGTAGAAGACATTGCAAGAATATTCCGTGTTCCACTAAGCCTTTTAGGTCATCCTACACAAGGAGCAATGTCCTACGCATCAGTTGAAGCACAGAACCTTTCGTTTGTACAACACTCTTTGCGTCCATTGCTAGAGCGTTTGGAACAATCATTATCTCCTCTACTTCCTGAGTCAGATGGATTTATTAGATTTAACCTTGACGCACTTTTGCGGGGAACAACAATAGAAAGATTTGAAGCATATACAAAGGGATTAAGAGAAGGTTTCTTATCACTAAATGATGTAAGATCATACGAAGATTTGTCAGCACTTGGAGAATCTGGAGATCAATACAGATTACCGCTACAAAACATTGATGCTGGTCAAGCACCACTTGTTGGAGATAAAATAAAGGCTGAGATTGCCTCTATTCTAGTACAAGTTGGATATGATCCAAATGACGTTGCTAAGATGCTAGATCTTACAGATCTAAATCATACAGGACTTCCTTCAGCACAACTACAGCAAGTATCTCAGATTGATCCAGTTAATCCTGATGCTGCTTACAGTGATGAGGTCAAGAAGTAATGCCTATAGACAATGTTCCACAGTTCATTAGAGATAATGCACAAAGAGGATTAGACTACCTGTCAGAAGGTTTTGGCGGAGATGGTTTAACTGAAGGAACAAAGTCTGCAGCAAGAGAGATGGCCAATGGCAATATCTCTGATAACAAAGTAAGAAAGATGGCACCTTGGTTCGCTCGTCACAAAGTAGATGGGCAAGCACCAAAAAATAGCGACTCTTCAGATCCAGGCTATCCAGGCCCAGGTTTAGTTGCTTGGTTGCTCTGGGGTGGAAATGCAAACTTTGATGATGCTGCTCAAGACTGGGCACAACGCCAAATTAATAAATTAGATAATGAAACTAATAAAGCAAGGAGCAAGATGAAAAAGACTGAACGCCGTACCTTTACTGTCAGAAATATAGAGACACGAGAAGCAGAAGACGGCACTATGCGTATGGCAGGATATGCTGCAGTGTTCAATGAACCATCATTGCCACTTCCGTTTATTGAGAGAATTGCACCTGGTGCGTTTTCAAAGACACTTAAAGAAACACCAGATGTTCGTTTATTGGCTAACCATGAAGGATTACCTATGGCTAGAACAAAAAACGGGACAATGAGATTGTACGAAGATGAAACAGGACTATACTTTGAAGCAGAGTTAGCAAACACACAAGAAGCAAGAGACCTATATACACTTGTTGCTCGTGGTGATGTTGATCAAATGTCCTTTGCATTTAGAGTTATCCGTCAAAAGTATAATGAAGATCGTTCAGAAAGACTCCTCACTGAGGTATCTTTGGCTGATGGTGATGTTTCAATCGTCACATATCCAGCATACCCAACAACCTCTGTAGAAGCCAGAGAAGCCCTTAAGAAGGCTATGGCTGAAATTAAAGAGGGTAGAGAAGTAACAGGCGAATCATTAGTAGTATTACAACAAGTATTTGGAGATCTATCTGAAGGTCATGAATATATCATGAGAGCAGTAGAAGTAATGTCAATGCTATTTGGAGACGAAGATATTGAAGAAGATTCTATGTCTCCATTAGAACAAGTTGAAGAAGATGAACTAGAAACAGAAAGCCGTGAAAAGGTTGGAGATTTTGTTCGTTGGAACTCATCTGGTGGTATTGCAAGAGGTCGTATTGTTGAAATTAAAACAGAAGGATCTATTAATGTTCCTAACTCATCCTTTAGCATAACAGCAGAAGAAGGAGATCCAGCAGTTCTTATTCGTGTATATAGAGAAGTGGAAAGTGGCTGGGAAGCAACTGATACACTTGTTGGACACAAGATGTCTGAACTAACATACATTGATCCACTTCCAGAAGCCCAAGAAGAGGCTGCTGCTAATGTTCTAAATGTAGAAGATGTTCCTGGACAAGGTGCAAAGATTGTTGGAGATTTCCCATCAGTCCTAAACTTCCTTCCAGACAACATGCCAAGATCAATGTCTCTTCGTTTAGCAAAAGCAAAGAGAAGCACAATAAAATAATATTCCTATCCTAAAAAGATAGGTAGAAGTCGGAGTTAGGTTCACACCCGTAAGCGTCGTGAAATCCATAACCACCACCTCAAACTCAAACAAACTCACAAAGGAGAACAACAAATGTCTTATTTAGACAAAGTAATTGAACGCCGTGATGCAGTTAAGGTTGAAATGGATGCAATTCTTGAGGCAGTAGCCCTAGAAAATCGTACCGACCTTACAGAAGACGAATCAGCAAAGGTTGATACCCTAGTTGAAGAGTCACGCTCACTCGATTCAAAGATTGAAAAGTTGACTGTTCAAGCAACAGCAGATGCAAAGGCTTCAGAAGCACGATCAACATTCGGTGATGTTGCAATGCCAAAGACTGGCGCAGCACGAGTAACTCGTGAAGCACGTACATACTCTGCAGACAATACAGATGTTTCATTCGTAAAGGATGCATTTACTGCTAAATTCAGCAATGACTATGCAGCATCAGAGCGTCTTGCTCGTCACTCTCGTGAAGAGGAAGTTGAGCGTCGATCAGTTGGAACTGGCAATTTTGCAGGACTCGTAATCCCCCAGTTCTTAGTAGACCTAGCAGCGCCCCTAGCAAGAGCGGGACGCCCGACGGCAGACTTCGCAACAAACAAGATGGCACTACCAGCAGCAGGCATGACATTAAATATCTCACGCATGACAACTGGTACAACAACAGCAATTCAGGCTGCTGAAAATGATGCTATCTCAAACACAAACGCCGACGATACTCTATTGTCCATTGATGTGCGGACCATTGCGG